ACCCCGGCGTACTATGCTACATCCATCAATACCCGCGATGAAAAGGCAGCCTTAAAGGAAATTCGTGTGGCAGATGACAAACCGGATAAGGTCAATGACATCTACGGAGTTTTGGAGCGGAAAAAGAGACAAATCGAAATTTTAAAGCTGGGTAAAGAATAAGGAGGACAATCATGAACCTGAAGAAACTCATTGAAAAGCGTAATGCCCTGGTTGACAAGCTGAATGAAATCGTCAAGAAGGCCGAAGAAGAAACCCGTGCCATGAATGATGACGAAAACAAAGAATTTGACCAGATTACTGCTGAAATCCGTGCCTTGGATGCAACCATTGAAAAGATTAGAAAAGCTATGACTGTCAACAAGGACCAGGAACCGGCCGATCCGGCTAAAGTGAAGGCCGAAAAGAATGAAGAACGAGCTTTTGCCGCCTATATTCGTGGCAACCTGGAAGAATGCCGTGCTGAAGGCGGCATGATCAAAACAGACAACGGCGCTGTGATCCCCAAGACCATTGCCAGAAAGATCATCGAACTGATCAAAGATATCTGCCCGATCTATGCCATGGCTACCAAATTTAACGTCAAGGGTGACCTGGTATTCCCGAAATTCGATGATACCAACGGACCTACTGCTTCCTACGCGGAAGAATTCACCGCCCTGACTTCCAAATCTGGTGCTTTCAGCGGCATCACGCTGACCGGCTACCTGGTAGGCGCTCTGACTAAAGTCTCTGTATCCCTGATTAACAACACCGACTTCGACCTGACTGCCTATGTGGTCAGC